TCGAGGAAGTCCTGCGCGCGGGGGCGCGGCATGCTGTCGGGCGTGACCCGGCTCAGGCGCTGGATCAGCTCCATCAGCCCGCCGGCCACCTGCGTCTCGCCCTCGGGCGGGCCGAAGCTGTCGCCGGGCGCGCCTACGGGCGCCGCCTGTGCGGGTTCGGGCGCGGGGGCGGCCGCGGGGGCGGCCGCGGGCGCGGGCGCTACAGGCGGGGCTGTGGCTGCGTCGGGCGTGGCTGTGCCGGGCGTGGCCTGGTCCGGCGGCACGCCCACCTCGATCACCGGCGGCGCCGTGACGTTGGCGAGCGGTTCGGGTTCCGGCGCGGGGGCGGCCGCGACCTGCGGCAGGTCGACCTGTGGCAGGCCGGGCGCGTTGCCCTCGAAGCCGGGCGGCGCCGGCGTCAGCCCGCCGTCGAGGGTGGGGCTAACGGCCATCGGGGGCGCCTTCGCTCGGCTGCTGCGGGTAGATTTCTTTGCCGCCGACCACCAGCACCGGCACGAAGCCATACTTGCGGACGATCTCGATCAATTCGTCGTTGAACACGACATAGTTGTAACTGCCGCTGCCCGCGCTGCGGCTGCCGCCGTCGAGGTATTGGATGCCATCAATGCCGGCCGCGCGAAGCCGTTCTGAGGCACGCGGCCACGCGATACGGCGATACTCGGTCGGATCAGGCACGAAGCCTTGTCCTTCCCCGCCTGCGATCGAATAAGCCACTGATCCCGGTTCTTTTGGAGACAGTTTCGCCGCCGGTGTTTTTGCAAGCGCTGCGCGGACATGCTCGCTCTGCTCGCTCAGCGGCTTGTCCCAATCCAGCATGCGCTCGGGCGAGGTCTGAATGCGGACCTCGTAGACGTTGCCGGTGAGCGTTATCGGCAGGTCGGCATTCTTCTCCATCCAATCAGCCGCCTCGCGAAGCATGGCCGCCTTGGCCATATGCTCGGCACGCTCTGCCGCAAGGGCGCTGCCACGCAGGTTCTGCGCGTATTGTTCATACGCCGATGCAAAACCCCGAACTTTCTGCGCAGCGTCGCCCAAGCTCGACGGGCTGCCGTCCTCACCGATCCATCTTAGCTGTCGGCGCACCAGGTCCGGCGCGTTCAATTCGCCAACGGGGCGCCCCCCCACCAGCTTTTCAGAAAGCGCGTTTCTGTAGCCCGCCGCCACATCCTTCCGGCTCGCAAAATACAGCCCGTGCCCAAACGCCTGCTCGCCCTCGCCCGTGCCAATCTTGGAACTGTCGAAGCGGTCCACGTTGTGCGGCGTGCCGTGGAATGCGCGGATGCCCTCGGCCGGTGCAGCCGGTGGCGCGTTGGGGTAGACGCCAGCAGCACGCCGCGCGCGAGGCGCAGCAGCAGCGCCACCAGCAGCAGCGCGGCCAGCGCGACTGGCGGGCGCGGCCTCTGCGTCGCCGGTGGTGGCAGGCGCGGACAGCAGCGCGCCCATGGCGGCAGCGGCTGTGGGGTTGCGCCGCAGCATCTGGACGCCCGCCACCACCGCCGAGATTGCGGCGCCGGTGACGGCGCCATCGGTCACTGACAGCAGCCTGGCCTTGATGCGCTCGTCCTCGGCCGCCGCCTGCTGGGGGTCCAGCGGGGCCAGCGTTTCCGGCGCCACGCCCAGCGAGCGCAGCAGCGTGACCATGCCGCCCTGCTCGGGATCGCTCATGAAGTCGGCCGCCATGCCGCTGCCGATGTTGGCCAGCAGGCCGCGCCCCGCGGTGAAGCCGCCGGTGGTGGCGAACAGCACCAGATAGGTGCCCAGGTCCGCGATGGTGTTGGCCACCTCGCCCTCGACCTCGGGGCGCGGCAGCTCGGGCGCCACCACGCTGAAGCCCGTGTCCTCGCGTCGCGTCGGCGACATCGAGGGCATGGGCACCATGCTCGGGGCAACCGCGCCGGATGCCGACAGGGTGCCCAGCACGTCGGCGCCGGTGTCGAGCACCGCCTGCGCCGCGCCCATCACCGCACGCCCAGCCACGCGCGCGCCCTGCATCACGCCCGGCACGATGCCCTCGCCGCCGGCCCGCCGATCGAGCACGGCCTGCGGGGTGCGGCCCGACACGCCGGCCGGGCGGATTTCGTCGGCCGGGTCAGCACCTCCGCCAGGACCGACAGGCCCCGCGCCGGCAGCGTTTGGGGCGGCCGGCGGCGCGATCACGTCAGGCGCCACGCCGGTGCCACCAGGCGGCCTGCCCTGCTCACCCTCGGGCGCGCCCTGCGGGTAGATGTCGATCACCGGCGGCTCGGTGGGCGCGGGCAGCTCGCCACGGCGGATCATGATGCGCTCAAGCGCGCGCTGCTCGATGTCGTTCATCGCGACCCCAGCGTCGAGGTGGCCACGGCAGCCTCTGCCGCACGCAGCCGGTCCATCAGGTTCTTCCAGCTGGCATAGGTCTGCGGCGTCACCACCGTGCCGTCAGCCAGCTTTGGCGGTTCGGGCCGCGCACCGAACATGCCGCGGTTACGATCCGCCGCCAGGAAGGCCGCCATCGCCGTCTCAAGCTGCGCCCAGGCCTCGGGGTCGCGCACCGCGGCCGGCACCAGACGCACGTTGCGCTGAGCGTTGTCGAGATCAACCCGCGCCTTGGGGCTGCCCGGTTCGCGCAAACGCTGCTGAACGTAGGCGCGCGGGTCCATGTCGGGGTTGCGGTCGCGCTCGACGCGAAGGTCGTTCAGGATGCGATCAACCACCTGCTCGCGCGCCTGGGTTTCCTGTGTCCGCATGGCGTTGGGCACGTTGGACGGCACCACGCCCATTTCGCGGCTCAAGAACTCCTCGGCCTCGTTGAAGCGCACATTCTGGCGCTCCTCGATGCGCTTCAGGCCTTCCTCATACATTTCGAAGTTGATCTGGCGCGCGCCGATCATGCCCTCCAGTTCTGCGAAGGTCAGCGGGTTCGCACGGTCCAGCAACCGCGTGCGGAACGCCGCGCGCATGAGCGGGGTCGCCGGGATGTCCTGCTCGCGCCCGTTCACCAGGCCTTCAAACCGCGCGTAGCTCTCGCCGGTGCCGTAGGAGCGCAAGCGGCTCAGGGCCTCGCGTGCGCCCTGCACGTCGCCGCTGCGGGTGCGGTCGATGATGTCCTTTTCGGCGGCGGTGGCCAAACCCTCAACCTCGCGCCGCTGGGCCGCGTCCTGCCGCAGCGCGTTCGTGTAGGCCATGCTCGCCTGCGCCTGCTGCCGGCTGGTCGCGCTGTTCAGCAGCTGCACGCGCCGCGTCGCATCCATGCCGGGCATCTGTGCCGGGTCGCTCAGCATGGCCACCGCGGCGGCGGGGTTGCTCTGGATCAGCCGACCCACGCGCGCCGTGTCGACCTCATCGCGGAACCCCTGGCTCAACCGCTGCAACTCGACCTGGGAAAGCCGCCCCTCGCTCTGCTGCAACAGGGTGCCCCAGTCGCGGATGGCCGCCTGATCGCCGGTCGCCGCCCTGGCCGACAGCAGCCGGCTCTGTTCCAGCAGCGTCGCCTTGAATGCGTCTTCTTCCAGCGCGCGGCCGCGCGCGGCGGCGCCTCGCGTCAGGCCGTTGAAGTTGTCCACCAGGCGCGCCTGCGCCAGCGTGAACCCCTCGCGGTCGCCGCTCAGCCGTTCCTGCAACCCGGCCTCGATCTGCTGCCGGCGCTGCTGCACCAGGGGGCCGATCGTCGACGGGTCGCGCGCGGCGTCCACCTCCACCTGCAACTCGCCGATCGCGTTGGCGGCCTCGGCCAGGGCGCGCACGCGCACGCCGGCCTGCACCCGCTCGCCGACCGCCTCGAGGTCCGATACCGCCTTGCCGACCATGGCGCCGAGCGCGCCGGCTTGGCGCGGGTCCTGAAGCACCGGCTGCGGTGCCTGAACGCCCGTGCGGGCGATGAAGATGGGGATTTCGGTTGCCATCAGGGGGCCGCCGCGCCGCTCTTGAAGCCGCCGCCGGACGAGCCGGTGAACAGCTTGCTGGCGCTGAACTGGCCGCCGGTGCCGCCGTCGAACCAGCCCTGCCTTGCGCCGCCCGCCAGAATGGACCCGCCGGCGCCGAGGAGGCCGCCGATCTCAAAGCTCGTGGCCGCGCGCCGCTGCGCCTTCGCCTGCGTCCGGTAGTTCTGTGCCTGCACCGCGCCGCCGTAGCGGATGGTCAGCGCGTCGAGCTCGGCCTGCGCCGCCTCAAACTCCATCACGTCGCCGGCGCTGCCCTCGGTGGTGAAGCCGCTGGCGCCGGTCGCCGTGCGCCGCTGGCCCATCCGCACGCGGTTGGCGGTGCGCTGCCGGGCCTCGTTCGCCGCCGCCGCATCGACCGCAGCGCCGGCCGCCGCGTCGAGCTGGTTGGCGTTGCCGCGCGCCGCCGCGCCCTGCGAAACCCCGGAGTAGAGCGAGGAGGCAGCCATGGCAGCCATGGCCAGGTAGGGCAGGCACATGCTCTCAATCCCCGACATTCTGCGTGACCACCAGCGCGGTCACGGTGCAAGGCAGGGGCTGATCCTGCTCGACCACGATGATGGCCTGGCGGTCAGCCAGCGCCGGAAAGGTCACCGGCTTGTCGCCCGTGAACAGGGCCGGGCTGTTGTCCATCGGGTCGGCGTCGGTCGCGAACACGATCCGCTCGCGCCCGCTTTGCGCGCCGCGCCGCCAGCCCACGATGCAGCCCATGGTCTGATACAGTCTGACAGCCAGCCGGTGTATCTGCCGCGCGCGCGTCTGGCTGGTGCCGTCCTGCGCGCCGCCCTCAAGGTCCACCGTTTCCATCAGCGACGTGAACGGCAGGCCGGCATGCACGCGCGCGGCGGCGGTGGTCAGCACGATCTGGCCCAGCGCGACCAGCGCGGTGGTGGGCTTGCCGTCTGCCAGCACGGCCAGCGTCTCGCCCTCGAGGTGCGCCAGGCCGGTGAAGGTCGTGGTCGGCGCGCCGCTGTAGGACAGGCCCGCATCCACGAAGAACGCTTCGCGCTTCTCGGCCTCGGTGTCGCCGATGAACTCGGGTTCCATGCGCTCGACGAAGCGGCGCGTCACGCCGGCCACGGTGCGCTCCACCACCAGCCAGAGTTCGTCCTGCGTCGCCGCCGGGATCACGGCCAGCGACAGCACCCGCACATTCGCGCCGCCGAGCGGGTGGCGATGCCAAGCCACCACCTTTTCCTCGCGCATGTAGGTCAGGCCGATGAGCGCGCCGTCCGCCAGCACCATCCACACGATGCGCCAGGGCGTCTGCTGGTAGGCCATGCGCACGATGCCGGCGCGGGTGATGTGGCCCGCCAGGGTGGTCAGGTCGTTGGCCTGAAGGTTGTCGCTGTTGAAGTCGAAGATCAGCTCGCGCAGCCGCCGCCCTGCCCGCTGGACAAAAAGCGTGACCGCGTCGATGCGCAGCGCGGGCACCTCGGCGCTGCCCACCGTCGTGTCCTGATCGGTGCGCGCGTTCGTGGCGGTCAGCCCGCTGGCCTCGTCGCCACGGATCGGCCACTCGCCGCCGGTGGTGCCCGCCGTGAGGTAGCGCCCGCTGTCCAGCCAGGCAATGGCGTTCACCGTGTTGGCGTTCAGCGTAAGGTTCAGCGCGTCGTCGGCGTTCGCGCCGGGCCGGTGCCGCTCATAGTCGCCGACCACGCTGCCCCACAGCGTTTGCGGGCGCTGCGCCGTGCGGCCCCAGAACAGCCGGTCCTGGTGAAACGTCACCGCGGCGGGGAAGCCGCGCGTGTCGCCGAAGGCGCCCAGCCGCCATTCCTTCGTGGCTGCGGTCGGCACGGTTTCGCCGGTGGCCACCGTCCAGTTCACCACCGTCGCCGAGGTGAAGCCGGTGATGCTGCCCCACCCCTTGGTGGTGCCGGCCTCCAGGCGCACCGGGCGGCCCACGTCGCCCAGCACGAAGGTGGAAGTGCTTGCGGTCAGCGTGGTGGCGCCGGTCGCAGCGCCGCTGGTGAAGGTCACGTCGCCGGCGTTCTTCGGCAGATAGGGGCCATCGAGGAAGGCGATGGTGGTGAGCGTCCACGCGGTGTGCGCGGTGCGGCTCAGCTTGCGCGGCGCATGGTTCGGGTGCGCCAGATACAGCACATCGGCCGACTGCACCCAGCGCAGCCCGGCCAGGTCGGCGGCGCCGTAGGGCGAGGCGATCTCGTAGGGCACGCCGGGGCTGCTCTCGATCGGCGCGCCGTTCCGGTAGAAGCGGAAATACCCGGCGCCGGCCTCGATCGCATAGGCCTGCTCGGTCGAGAACACGAACCCGATCAGCACCACCACGGCGTCGGCCTTCGTGCTGGCCACGTAGCGCGTGCCCGGCCGGCGCGTCACGCCGCCCTCGATCAGCGGCACGAAGTTCTCCAGCCGGCGGCACGATGAGATGTATTTCGCGATGTCCGCGCGGCCATACAGCCGCGGCGAAATCTCGCCGCCGTTGAAGCTGGAAAGCAGCGGGACCGACCGCGCCATCAGAAGCGCTCGGTCAGCCAGGTGTCGGAGATCACTTTTTCGTCCTGGCTCTGCTCGCGCGCGTCGATGCGCCGCGCCTCGATCACGGCCGTGCGGTAGCCCTCCATCATTGCCGCGCGCCGGCTCTCGCTGCCGGTCATCGGCCAGGCCACATCGGCGGCCAGGCGGTAGGCAATGGCCTCGACCAGCAGCGCGTCCCACTGCGCCACGTCGGTCAGCTGGCCCACATACTCGATCGGCAGCGGGCCGCCCTCATCGGTCAGCAGGTAGCGGCCCTCGACCCGCCAACCGGTGTGGTCGGGCATGTCGCCCACCCGCAGCACGCGCAGGCAGCGCAGCGGCAGCGGCCCCTCGGGCAGCGGGAACTGCTTGCCGTAGCCGAAGACCGGGGCGGTGGCGTCGGCCGCCAGCCTCACGCGACGGCGGGCGCAGTTCCAGGGGTAGGCCCGCAGCACCGCGTCGCGGGCAATGGGAAAGGCCCGACGCATCCGCCGGGCCTCCTCCACGTCGGCCGCCAGGTCAACGACCGGGGCGGCATTGAGGTGGTCAAGGGCGCGGTTGACGACCTCGACCTCGCTGGTCGCCATCGCGCCCTCGCCCGGTTAGCTGTTGTCCGAGTATTCCAGATCAATCATCAGCGTGCCGCTCGCCGGCAGCGCCGCCACCGTCGTGGTCATCAGCAGCTGCTCGGCCGCCGCCAGCGGAATGCCGCACGCGGCCACCAGGCCGAACGGCGTGGGCGTTTCCACCGCGGTGAAAACCGCCGCCGCGCGATACTTGCCGGTGGCGCCGGCAATGCCGATGGCGATCTGCGTGGTTCCAAGCGACACGGTGGAGGTGAGGAAGAAGCGGATCGGCACGATGCCCGCGCGCAGCGGCACGCCGATGGGATAGGTGCCCACCGCGTCCGAGGCGAAGGTGAAGCGCTCGATCATGGGGCGCTTCTTGCCGCCGGTCAGGGCGAAGTTCTGCAGGTTGCCCAGCGCGAAGGCCGGGTAGATTGAAGCCGGCATGGTTCATGCTCCTTTCGTGCCGGGCCTTACGAGGCCAGGCACTTGATTTCGACCACCTTGGCCTCTTCCATCCGGATCGCGCCGAAGGTGCACTTGGTGTGCAGCCGGATGTTGTAGCCCTTGGTGGGGTCGGGGGCGGCGTTGCTCACCGGCGCTTCGCCGATGCCGAACTTCACGCCGCTTTTGGCGTAGACCGGCACGCGCACGCGACCGCTGCCGTCCAGCAGCATCCGCTTCTGCGCGACGGTCACGAAGTTGAAGCCCATGAACTTCTTCACCGTGCCGTTCTTCAGGCCTTCGATTTCCTTGCGCACGTCGGGGTTGAAGTCGGCGCTGGTCACCTCGGTGCTGCGCAGCATCTCCTGCTTCTGGCGCGGAGACACCACGATGGTCAGCTCCTCGTCCTCATCGATTTCGGCTTCCTCCAGCAGCGTGCGCGCGGCGCGCAGCTTGCCGATGGTCAGGAAGCTGTTGGTCGCGCTGCCGGTTTCCACGTAGTCCACCGCGATCTGCTGCGCGGCCGGGAACGCCACGGTGGTGCCGCCGGTCTTGCCGGTCTGCGCGTCGGCGAAGATGCCCTGCATGATCGACAGGTCCATGCGCCGGCCAGCGGCGGCAGCGGCGGCCTGCGCGTAGGCCGACTTCGGGTCCTTCAGCGTGCGGACCATGTCCTGGCTGTCGATGAGCTCGCCCCACTCAAAGTCCGTCATGGACAGCCGGCGGCGGTCGTGCGGCACGGGGGTGAACGGGGTGTCGGCGTGGCGCGAGGTGCGCTGGACCATATCGGCCTGGCCGATCTGGTCGAAGAACGCATACTCGCCCTTGACGGGCTCAGCGTCCACGGTGGGCATGAGCTTGGACTTCTTCTGCTGGGCCAGAAGCATGAAGCTGTCGCTGAAGGTGTTGACCCAGGCGGTTTCGACTTGGAGGGACATTGCCCGGCTCCTGTTCGTAACGTTGAACGGAACGGCGGGAGTGTCCCTAGCGGGGTCCGCGGCCTGGCCGATGCGTCGGCTGGCGGCGCGTCTTTCCGCGCGGTCAGCGGGCCGCTAGGCGGGTGTCCGCTTGCGGGAACATCCTTGCGAAGCCGCCCCCGCGCCGGTCAAGCACAAAGCCCCGGCGCGGGTGCAGCGCACCCGTTTCAGGCGGCCCGCTGTCTCTGCACCTGATCGAGCCGCGCTTGCAGGGCCTCATAGTCGGGATGGAACTTCGACATGTCTTGCATCTGCGCGATCAGCCTTTGGCTCTCGATCCTGGCCTCGTCGGGCGTCAGCAGCGCGCTGCGGCCGGTGCCCAGGCCGGGCGCGGTGTCCTCGGCCGACGCGGCGCCGATCTGCGCGAAGGCCTTCACCATGGCCGGCAGGTCGCCCAGCCGCGTGCCGGTGGGCAGCACGAGGTCGAGAACCTCTGGCGGCAGGTAGGCCGCCGCGGCGCGTGCAGCCAGCGCGGTCTTGGTTTCGTAGGCCTGGCCCCATTCGGTGCGCAGCGCGGCAACACTGGCCTGGCCCGCCTCGGCCAGCCGCGCCATGTCGGCGGCCTGCATCTCGAGGTATTTGCCGGCCACCAGCTGGGCCTGCGCCGGCGTGAGGTTCGCCTCGTGCGCGATGCCGGCGAACGCCTTGGCGGTGTCGTCGCTCCACAGCAGCTCGGGCACAGTCTCGGGCCGCGCGATGGTGTAGCCCTCGGCAGTCTCGGGCACGCCGATGGCCTTGCGCCACGCCGCGGTCACCTCGGGCGCATCGCCGTCCTTGGGCACGATCGCGCCCTTGCGGCCCACCAGTTCCTGCGCGCTCACCAGCGCCTTGGCCAGGTCGGCCAACGGCGCGTCCTTCGCCTCCGGCGCATACTTCGCCAAGGCCGCGTGGCCGCGCAAATCCGGGGGCAGCGCTGCGTGCCATGCCGGCGCTGCTGCTGCTGCTGCTGCTGGTGCTGGTGCTGCGGCGGGCGCTGGCGTGGCGGCCGGGGCGGGGGTCGAGGCTTCGGGGGTCGTGGCTTCGGTCATGGGGTGCTCGTGCGTTGGGGTTATGGGCCAGGATCGGTGGCGGCCACCGGCACGTTGGTGCAGGCCTGCACCGGCAGCCAGGTGTGGTTGATGGCGCCAGGCGTCGCCAGCACATCTTCGCACGCCGCGGTGACGGTGTAGGGCGTGCCGCCCGCTTCCTCGCGCAAGCCGGGCAGCTCCTTCAGGTTGGTCGCTATGGCTTCGTTCTTACGCCAATACTGGCGATAGGACTGCGACGGCTGAATGGTGAAGCAGGTGCCCAGCGTGGGCGCCGTGGCCAGGGTCAGCTCCAGGAAGGCATACCCGGTGGCGGCGGCGCTGTTGTCCACCGCAATGGCGGTCACCGGAATGCGCTGCGGGCGCAGGCCCTGGAAAGGCGCGGCGGCGCCCGGAATATACTGGCGGTGCGCGTGCACCAGCATGTTGATGTTGCCGGTCGGGAAGGCCGCGGTGCCGCCCTCCAGCGCCTGGGTTGCCGCATCGGCCGCCGGCCGCGGCACCCACACCAGGCGGTTGTTCGGCGTGATCTTCACGCGCACGCGCACCACCAGCGGCGAACCGGCCTTCACGTGCGCGTTCACCACGTAGGGGATGCCGTCGTATTCCTGCGGCACCAGCGGGTCGAGATACCGCGCCTGGCCCAGCGCCATCATGCGCGCCAGGCGCATGGAGGAACCGACCGACTGGTGCGCGCGATCGGACGCGGTGGCCACGTTGTCGGCCTCGCGCGCGTCGTCAAAGCTCACTGCGCAGTTGGCGGAACCCAGCAGGTAAAGGTTTGGCACCACGGCGAAGCCGGCCAGGGCCGGGTCGTTGCTGCGGCGACCGTTCACCGCCATGTGCTCCTGCGCCTCGCGCAGCGCCAGGATGAAGTATTCCGATCCGCTGCGCTCGCTGAAGCCGGGCTGCACGATGTACATGCGATAGGGCTTGCCGGCGGCGGCGAACTTGGCGCCCATGAAGTTGAAGAAAAGCCTGATCGCCCGGCACTGGTTGACCTTGCTGCGGCCCTTGGTGTCGGCAATGTCCCAGGTCTGAAAAAACTGCGTGAGTATCCATTGATCGGTTGTGGCGTTGTTGGCCGCAATGATGCTGTCAACCGAGGCCGCGACGATCTGCCCCACGGTGGCGGTCAGCCGCGCATCGGTGTTGCCCGAGAGCGGCGTGTCATCGCCTGGTGCAACGGTGGGGTCGATCCAGTCGGCCACGAAAGCGGAACCACCGCAGCCCGTGTCCCCCGCGATCATCGAACCAATGCTCGCGCCTTGGCCGCCATAGCTGTTGACGGTCCAGCCGGGCAAGCGGCGCTCGATTTCCGCCTTGCGCTCGGCCACCCCGTTTTTCGTCCAGCTGGCGGCGGTCAGCGCGGCTTCCATGTAGGCCGATGTGTTGCTGCGGAAGAAACCGCGCTGCGATTGGCCAATGTCGATTTCTGACACGACTGGCATTTAGGGGTATCCCGTGTTGGCCCAGGCGTACGCCGCATCAAGCTCGGCGTCGCTGGCGGCGCCGGTGTAAACCAGCAGCCGCTCCAGGTCGGTGTCGGCGGCCTGGTTCAGCGAATAGGCGGACGTGCCCAGCTGCCAAAGGCCCTGCGCGCCCAGCAGGATTTGCGAGAACTGCGCCTGGGTCACGCTGCGCGCCGTGCTGCTGACCTTGGCCGCGCCGTTCAGCGTGCCGCGGTTGATGTTGTCGCCGGCCAGGTTGGCCCGGCACACGATGATGTTCCGGCCGATGATGGGCGTGCCCATGCTGGCACTGACCACGCCCGAACCATCCGCGCGGCCCCACACTGCGGCGTTGGCGGCGCTGAAACGCAGCTTGTAGCGGTTGAGGGTGTCCACGTTGTCGCCGCTGTTGGTTCCGTTGGACAGGTCGATGATGACATGATCGGCGCCGGCGGTGCGTCGGTGCACCACGGCCACCAGGGTCACGCTGGCGTTCGCCACGTTCCACGGCGTGGCGCCGTTCAAGATGCGCGCCGCCGTGATGTCGGCGGCCACGAAGCGCAGCGCGCGGCGGGTGCCACCCATGGAAACGATCTGCAAGCCGCCGCTGAAAGGGTGCATGAAGGCCGCAGCGTCGGTGCCCGCGCGCACCGGAATTTCCGCGCGCATGGCGCCCAACGGCTCGTATGCCAGGTCGAAGTCCTGGGCCAGCGTCAGGGCGCCCAGGGTCGGCGCGGCCGGGCCAAATGTGCCGAAGGCCGGGCCGGTTGGAGCGCCGCCGTCGATCAGCGCCAGGAATGCGAAGGCGTCGGCGCTCTCGCTCGGGAACCCGAACACCACGCCGGCCACCTGGCGCAGATGCGGCCCGGTGGTGGCATTGGGCGTTGCCTTGTAGGCGTTCATCGCAGGCTCGAGCAGCTGCGCGGTGGTGAGGTTCTCGATCGCGATGCTCTCGCTGATCCCAGGATCGCCGCTGCTCATGACGGCAGCGACCAGCGAGCGCAGCGCCCGATCGCGCGTCTGGCTTCCCCGGAAAATGTCCCAGGACGGCACGGTCTACCGGCGCCACCCGAGCAGCAGTGCCGTGGCCACCAGCGAGGTGGTGCCATCGCCGGCGGTCACGATCGGCCGCACGAACCGAAAATTCTGCACCGCCCGATCGCCACCCGCAGCGGTGAAGGTCAGCGCAACGTTTGCCTCATCGGTCAGCGTCACCCAGGCGGTGCCGTCGTTCGACCCCTGCATGGTGATCGAGCCGCCGGTGCCGAAGGTGCCGGTGACCTGCAAGGTGTCGTAATCGAAGTCGGCCGCCTCGAAGGGCGCGCCGTCGTCGCCGTTCAGCAAGCCGGTC